CTAGCACCCCTTTCGTGGCATTATACACGGCCCCTGCTATCTGTGGGTTGACCGGAATCATCGGACCCCCGGGAATCGGAACGATAAAGGTCTTGTCGGGCAGGTCCTCCAGGTTGGCCGCAGGGGATTTAGCCATCGGGGTATTTGCCATTTGCCACAGGAACGAACGACCTGCCGACGTTCCAAAGCCCACCTCAAGGGCTTTGAGCATCTGGTCGCCTTCGCTTGCCCCGTCCTTTCCCGGCGCCTTGACGGGGGCCACCTTCTTTACCTCGGGCGTGCCGTGCAGGATGGCGTCGGCAGGGCTAGCGGCCGGCGCCGTTCCCTGTGTGCCTGTGCCGTAAAGGATCTCATCAGCCGTAGGCATCACGGTACTCCAAACTGCCTGTGGAGGATTTCCTTGGCTGTGGCGGCATCAATCTTACCCGCCTTGAAGGAGGCTGCCACGTCTGCAGTGGAAGAATACTGTCCAAAGCCCAACCGCTCGCGTTCTGCCGCAGCCTGCTCGGGTGTGGCTTCGGCTCCCTTTTTGGTCTTTGTCCAGTTGATAAACGCCTTTTGGGCATTGGCATATCGGAGTTTCTCGGATGCCTCAAACTCCTTGGCGGTCTTGAGCACTTGCGCCCGGGTGACATTATCCCCAAAGTTGGCGAAGAACTTCTCATTATCCATGCGCTCGATGGATTCCACGCTTTCGGCTCGGCGTGCGGGCTCGGTATCGCTTGCAGGCGTGATGAGGATTTGACCCATAGATTGCTCATGGGCCTCCTGCATAAGCTGAAGCTGATCGGCGTGGGATTCCGTGGTCTGTGCCCTTTTTGCGTTTTTGATCTTGGTATCAGCCAGCGTATGTATCTCCTTCTGCAACTGCGGGGGCAGGCTGCCCGCTTGATCGACAACTGCGGCAACGTCCTTTTCTGGATTGTCCGAGTCGGCTAGGTCCATGTCGTGCAGTCGCGTCAGGAGTAGCGCCTGCTTGTCCTGTGCCTCGTGGTAGTCCCGCCGCTCAACCATCGCCTTGTAATTCTTGACGAACTCGCCCGTGACCTTGCCCGCCTCCTTGGCCTCCTGCAACTCCTTGTCGCTCTTGGGCAGGCCGCTGGTTGAAAAGTCGTTGATGAAATCGCTGGCGGTCGTCCGCTGCACAAAGGCCACCTGCTTCTCGGCTTTGTTTCTCAGCACCCCTATCTCCTTGTCTGAGATGTGCGGGAACTCCCCTGCATCTATGGCCTTTAGGGTTTTGTACGGATCGGCGTTTATGCCATTCTCTATCTTGCCCTTCTCAAAATCAGAATCCATCGTGGCGATTTCGTCGTTGTAAGCCTCGTCGGTCAAATCCCCGGCCTTGTGCTGGGCGTCCAATGCGGCGACGGCGTTCTTTCGGTAGGCGTCATCTCCGGTTGCCGCAAAAGCCTTCTTTCCCTGAATCGCAGTTTGCGCCCTGCGCTTGATGCCCAAGATGTCAGCGTTTTCTTGAAACTCAGCCGTGCTTTTTCCCTGCCATAAATCCATGTGGGCCAGAAGCTTTTTTTGGGCTACGGGCGACATTTTCCCAAACTCGGGCAGGTTTTTTATAGTGTCCTTTGTGGCTTGAGCCGTTTGCGTCCAATTTGTGACAATCTGATCGTCAGGCTGTTTCTTCATGTCGTGCAGCCCTTCAGTCGTAGCCTTAAGCATTATCACCGAGCTTTTCGTAAAAAAGGCGTTTTCCTCGGCCTTCCTTTTCTTCTCCTCGTAGTCGGCAACGGCGCCGATGGCCTGCTGCACCCCGCTGTCGGCTTCCTTCGCCAGCCCACGCACGGCACCGAGCGCTTGAAGGCGCGGCTGCACGTTACGCTTGACGCCGATCTGCTGGTCTTGGACGCGGGCGCTTCCGGGGATTGTGGGGATCTCAGCCATCAGAATAAGCCGTTAATCGCTCGTTGAGGTTGTGCTTGGTCCCGGTTGCGCGAAACGCCCGAAGGTCGAGGCAATGGAACCGATGCCGCTGAAGATGTCGCCTGCCCCCTGAAGGTGATAAATGTCGGCTTCCTCAGCCCCCTCATAGACCCCCTCCTGCGCCGAGGCGTAAAGCTGCGATTCCTTCTCCTGCACGCTCGCCCAATACGTCTGGATGTCCTGCTCCTGCCGCCCCGCCGTCGTCGCCTCGACCTGCATGGGGCTTCCCGTGTCGGACAAAACGCCCGACGCCGCGAGCGCCGCCCGCTGGTTAGACTGGTAGGCTTGGTCGTCCTTGCGCTGCTTCTCGATGTTCGCGTTTGCGTTCATCGCAATCTGCTGCGCGTTCGCTTGATCGACCTTGGCGTTGTAGTCGGCAGCCTGTGACGCTGCTGTCGCTTGCCGCGAAGACGCCTCAAGGGCAATAGTGGTAGAAGCGGTAGTAGCCGCAACGGAGGTTGCTACAACCGCCGTCTCAAATGCCGTGAAGCCTATTGCCGGGATAGCCATTAGGTGAGGTGCTTTAGCAGATAGACGTGAGGAACAGCCCGAGGATCAGTCCATCCCGCTTTTACCATGTAACGGTGAAGCCCCGTGTTTTGCGCCACAAAGCTGATGAGGTTTGGACAGTCGCGCTTTTTGGCGATCTGCTCGAAAAACTTGAACAGCGTGGCGATGGCTTCAAGCGTGGTGCTGGAGGCCGCGACCGCTGGATTCGTGCTGATGAAGTCCACGACACCGATCTTCCCGCCCGTGTCGAAATAGCAGAAACCCATTGCAATCGGAGCACCCGCCGACACGACGGCTCCGTGGGAAGTAAGGATCGACTGCGGAACGTGCGGAACGCCCCGTATGTCCCACCACTTGCAAAGCTCGGGATAGTCAAACGGGGGATCGAATAGTGTTACGTTCATTCTCGGGTCTGGTCTATCTGGTATTGCACCCCAAGGCCAAGGATATACATGGGGAGCGGGTCGTACCCTTGGATGGAGAACTGCGGGTCCAGCGAATAGCCTTGGAAGCCGCCAATCTTGATCTCGCGGTCGTCGGGCACGTTGGCCGCAAACGGAGGCGGTGCGTTGTTGTAGGTCGTGATGGGGTAAACCTGGATGTCGTTTACCTGAAGGACAGGCGGGCCCGACACGGCGGCAACGTAGGAGGACCACTGACCGCCGATGGAGTTAAGCATCCGAATATACACCGCCTCCACCGACTTGTACTCCGCGATGGTCGGCCCCTGAGCTGGGTCAATGTCGATCCGCATGGGCTGAAGCTGCCAGTTGATGGGAAGCCCGACGCAGACTACGTCTCCTATTGCCGGCGCGTAGTTGGGGATCACGACGTAGGGCAAGCCCGTCAAGGGCCCGCTCCCCGCTATGGCCGGCACAAGGCCTCGAATGGCCCAAGCGCCCGACCCCGAGGCGGGCACAATGGACGCAACGCAGGTACGCCCAACGAGGCAGAACGGAATCCCGCCGATCTGCTGACCGATGGGGTACGCGCTGGCAAAGGTCGAGAAGCTCGCGCAATCCGCGTAGCACATCTGGTTTAGCTGCGGGGCGCCCGTGTTGTAGGTCTGCCAGTCCACGGGCCAAAGCCGCTCAAGCTGGCACCCCTTGCCGTTGTTGGTGCCGATGTCGCGGAGCACCGTGAGCCACACCTCGTCGTCGGCGCCGTTCGCCCCGTAGATCACCTGCACCGAGATCACCTTGTCGCCTGCGTCCTGACCCGTCGAGTGCCCCGCCCACGCAAAGACCTTCTGCTCCATGGCATAGGTCATTGAGATCAGCGTGCCGTCGCCACAGACCGCCCAAAGGATCGGCTGGTTCTGCCACTGCTGCTGGTAGTCGAACTGCATGATCCCCGCGTTCGTCAAGTGCTGCGAGGTGGTCTGCATGTCCTGCGACATGTACTTGTTCGTGAACACGCTGAACATCATCTGCTGGAACGTGCGACCGCGGCGCTGGACGTACATGCACGCCTGCCCGATGATGAGCGCGGGAAGGTTTGGCGCAGACCCATTTACCGTATGCTCTAGCGCCTGAATCTGCGTCGGCGTGATGGCGGTCGTCGTGCCGCCCGAGGAGATGATCCACTCGGCTGACGCCATGCCCACAAACAGATCGGTCTGCGCGGCAAGCCACTGGATCGGCCCACGCCCCGGCGCGTTCAGCGTGAAGGCCAGCCCGTAGGTCGCCTGCGACTGGTCGTAGAGCGCAAAGTTTTCGATGTCGTTCGTTTGGCTGGCCCACACGTTCTGCGGTTGGTAGGACGAATACCCGTACCAGACCCGCTCCTGAAAGACCGTGATCGCCTGCGGGTAGCCGCGGTAGGCGCTCCATGCGCCCTCGCTCCAATAGATTGTGGGGCTGGTCGAGTAAAGCGGCGCACCGACGACCGTGGCCGTGGCCGAATACGCCGACGCGACCGCCGTGATCTGCACCAGCCCGTAGACGAACTGGTTTTCGGCCGTCAGCACAATGCGCGGCGGGGTCGTGCTGGCAAGTCCCGCCGTGCCCGAGATCCCAAACGAGTAGATGCCCCCCTGCAATTCCTCGCCGGAGATGGAATAGTTGGCATCACCCTGGCTGGTCAGACTCGTGATCGTCTGGAAAGTGGTCCCGTTGTCGTAGGACACGCCAATCGTGACCACCCCCGTCCATGTGCCGTAGGTCTGCACCTCCCACGTGCCGACCAAGTAAAGCTGGTAGCCGTTCGAGGAATTGAGCGTGACCGTCGGCAGCGTGTAGCTGGACGAGATTCCGGTAGCGAGCGCCTGAATGTAGGCCGTCGGGCGGTTGTAGGCCAACTGGAAGTAACCTCCTACCTGCGACGACACGAAGTTCGTAACGACCTGCCAATACCCGCTTGCCACGTCGTCTTTAAAGGTTCCGCTCGTGTGCGTCACGAGGCAGTTGTATTGGATGCCGCCGCTTAAAACGGTGTTTCCGGGAACGTACACGACGCCTCCCGACCATGCGGCGTTTGCCGCTGCCGTGAGGGTCACGCTCCCCGACACGCCGCTTGCCGCAATTGTCTGGTCCGTGGCGTTCTCGTCCAGCATGGGCGGCAATAGGAATTGAACCTGCTGCATCACCCATCCGGTGTTTGGAACGCCCGTGTAGACGTTTGTGTAGCGCGTGAGCTTATAGACCGGATAGTTCGGGTGGACGATGTACGCCACGTCGTTAATCACCTGAAGCTGCACGTTGCACACGTCGGCGGTCCAGTAGTTTGGGGCCGTGAAATTGGTCCCGCTGTACGGCGCGGGCACCTCGTACGTCGCCTGAAGCGTCCAATGCGCCGTGTCCATGTTGGGAGACGTCATGGAATTGTTCAGCGGGCCGTTGTAGAGGTAGTACGGGATGCCCGAAAGCTGCACGAACGCTCCCGCCGCATAGCTGTTGCCGCTCGTCCAATTCGGTAGACTTGTCGGGTTGACCGTGATCTGCGCCCCGCTCGCGCAGAACCTTATCCCCTGGTCGCAGAACTCAAGCTGGAATGAGACGCCGGGGGCCACCTGAAACTTTCGGAAGCTGGAGATCGACGCCGTACCCGCCGAGTTGATCTTTCCCTGCGCGATCCACTGAGACCCAGGGCGGCGCTGCGCCCCGCCCTGCTTGGTCGGGATCATGTTCTGCAACTTCCGGCAGGCGTTCCGGTAGTTCTCGATATCTAGACGGTTGTCCATCGAAGGCGAAAACTCGCCCCCCGTGAACTGCACCAGCGGGATGATCGAATTACTCATCTACCCGTTGGTTGAATATCTCCTTGACCGCACAAAGCGCGAACTGCCGATGGGGTTGAAGCGCCGCAGCTTGTCCTCGCCCGCGTTCTTGACCCGAGCATCCTGTATGCGCCGCGTGTACGCCTGCGCGAGCTGAGTGGACAACCTCATGTCGTCCTTGCGGAGCTGCGTGGCGATCATCGCCGCCAGCTTTAGGACTAGGCAGTCCGTAAAGAGCGAATCGTAGACCGTCGTGTCGGTCTGGTACTGGACATACACGATGTTTGCCAACTGGTCGTTCGTGTACAGGTAGCGCCCGAAGATCTCGTGCGGCGACCCCTGCGAGGAGTTGCCGCCACCCCAGCTTGCGCCCACCCCGCCCCAACCGCCCTGACCCGACCCCCATCCCCACCCACCCCAGCACCCGGCCCCGTTAAGGCTCACCAGCGCGATAAAGTCGGCCGGCAGGGCGTAGGCGTATAGCCAAGGCGCCCCGCTCACCGTATTGCCCGCAGGAACGCCAAAGAAGCTCGGGCTGTAGGTGTTCGTCTGGAACCAGTAGCCCTTCGTCAAATCGACCGTGAAGGACGCGCTCGATGTGTTGGCGATCAAACACTGGTACAGGTAGCCCGCGTAGATGACGTACCCGTTGACGGCGTAGTTGGTCCCGGGCGTCCATGTGGTCGCGCTCGACGGGATGTTCGTGCCGTAGGTCGCACTCGCCGGATTCGGGATGATGGCCTGACCCAAGGACGCAATCGCCTTTAGGCAGTTCCAGGGCGTCTCCCGCGCCACGCTTCCAAACGCCTGATTCCATGCGACGTTGCAGGCGACGGCGTTACCGTCGCTCTGGTTGGAGATCGACATGATCTTCCCCTGCCCGATCTGCATCAGGGCCAAGTTGGCGATGTCAGTTTGCGATAGTTGCTGCATTGTAAAAAAGTTAGGGGCACCCCGCCCAGAGATCCAACTCAGCAGGGTGCCCCATATACTCTGTGGTGTTACTGGCTGTTAGGGCTTCACAACCCGCAGGCGAAACACCAAGACCTTGCCAGCGACCTGGCCCACGATGGCCGTGATGGTCGCCTGAATCCACGAGCCCGAGACGCCCGTGCCCGGCGAACCGCCCACCGGCTCAACGGCGTAGGTGCCGATGACGTACGGGTCGGTGAACGCCGAACCGCCCGCGAAGGCGGTCGGGGCCGTGCCCGCGGCGGCGATGGCGCTCGCGTACCGGGTCGCGCTCGCGCCCTGCGGCGTGATGGCACCGGGGCTCGTGATGCCGGGAAGGGCAGTCTGGCTGAAAGCCTGATTGCTCGACACGAGACCGTAGCCCGTGATGTCATCGTCGCCCACGTTCAGCGTCAGGGTCGAGGCGACGGCTGTGCCGCCCGACACCGAGCTGTACGCCGGGTCGATCATGTCTCCCGGCTGCGCGAGGTAGATGTTGATGATGTCGTTGACCGACTCGTTGCCGTAGAGCTGGTAGATGGCGGTGACTTCCCGCACCTGACCAATCTCCACGCCCGCGTCGTTGTACTGGACAGGAAACGCGCCGAAGGTCGGCCCGAGGAGCGGGCCGCCACCGACGTAGTCCCCGATGGGAGCCGTTGAGAACGGCGCCTGCATGACTGCGACGTTCTGAGTGTAGCGTGTAGTTGCCATGGTAGTTGTTCCTTATTTGATGGTTACACGTTACTGCGTCTCATCCGTGGAGATGAGGACGACGCCCGCCTCCTCAAGCCGCGTCGCGTTGGCGGTGTAGGTCGTGCGGACCTGAATCGCGTGCGACTGCTGCGGGAGGATGTCGATCTTCGTGCTCTGCCCCTTCAGCTCGCCCAAAAGCACAAACTTCTTCTGGTAGGCGATGCAGGAGCGGATGGACGGCGTGCCGACCGTCGGGAGGAGCTGCGTGCGAATCCAGCGGAAACCCGCGAACTCGTCGAAGCGACCCTTCATCAGCGCGCGAACGTCGTTGTACAGCACCGAGTCAACCTGATCCACGTTGAGGAGCAGGTCGTAGAGCTGCTTCGCGGCGTAGACCATGACGCGGTCCATCTCGGGAACGTCGTTGGAATCGAGGATGAACAGCGCCTGGAGTATCTTGGCGAGGGTCATGCCCGTGTTCGTTGCGCCCGGGAACTGGACGCCGACCTGCTGCGCGGCGGGAAGCGCCGTCTGGGTCGAGGCCGAGACACCCGTGAAGTTGACGCCGATCGCGTTGTTGATGATCAGCTGGTCCTTCAGGCGGTTGACGGCGATGGCGTGGTTCATCGCAATCTGGTTCTGCGGATCGGGGAGCGAGCCCAGAAGGGCCGCGTCATCCTCGTCGATCCACGTTGCTTTCTGGTAACCCGTGGGGAGCACCCAGCGGATTGCGGAAGGGACATCAGACGGTTCCGTCCAAGCCGCGCGAGCCGTCTTCTGGCTCATCGCGTAGGACTGCGAACCCATCTGGCTGTACCGCTTCGAGTTGCCGACGACGACATCGCTGATGTAGTAACCAGCGAGGCGATGGTCGATCTGCTGAGCCATGATCTCATGCCAAACGGCATCGAAATCCGGCTCGTAATGTGGAGGTAGTGTGACTACTCCTGTTGCCATGGAAATTAGTGATGGAAATGCGTTAAGCTGTGCCGCCTACCGCCAGAGTGTCGGGAAATCCGGTCTGGTTCTCGGCTTGTAAGTCCGAGGAGCCACCGGGCCGCGCTATGCGCGGGTATCCATCGCTTTCCTCTGCCTGACCTCTATTGCCAGCGGGTGACCTATGTCAAGCGTTCAAACAAACAATCCCCGCCTTTGTCCCAAGATCGGTAGTCCTCGGCTATGCGCCACTTGCCGGGAAGGCGGCGGTGGATCTCGTCGCGCCCGATCTGGCCGGCGTAGGCTTCGGCCTCGATGTACTCGGTGTAAAAGAAGCGCGTCTTGGCAAAGGTCTTTAGCCCGCCCGCGACGACCAAGTCCTCGGCCCCCTGCACGTCGCACCATATCCAGTCCACCTTGTCGATCCCCATGCGGGCGGCGACGTTGTCCAGCTCCTCCATGTAAATTTGGGACGGCGGTGCAAAGCTGATGTGGGGCCATAGGGCCATGTGCTCCTTGGGTTCCTTGACGCTGCCTGAATAGGGGTGATTCGACGCCCGCCAGCCTACCAGCCCGCTGCGATCCCCTACGGCGTGCGGCACCAGTTCAAATCCGCCCTTCTCGACCAAGCGGTTCAAGTGCCACACGTTCCGCTCGTCAGGCTCAAAGGCGATGTAACGGTAGGGACGGCCAAGCGTCTTCAGGCACTCGACATAGCGGACGGTGTCCTCTCCCTCGGCGGCACCCAGCTCCAGGACAACCGGATTGTCGGTGTTCTCGATCACGCGCTTGTAGTGGGATAGGATGTCCATGGTTAGAGGCGGGGCTTGTCCTGCGGGCGCCAGAGATAGGCCCAGAGGCGCTCAAACTCCCACGCCACGTTCTCCCTGTAGTGCGCAACGACCAATTCGCCCTTCATGGCGCAAGGTGAAGCTCGGACAGATAGGGAATGTTCGGAACGACGGGCATGTGGTTCCCCTCGACGAACGGCACAAACTGCGGGACGCGTTGCTGGCCGACGATTCCCTTGTTCGCGTCCACCTTGGTCACGTCGGGGCAGAACACGCGCTCATTGTTGCCAAGGACGTGCGCCCACCATCCAAAGGTCGAGTTGGCGCGCAGCAGGTTCTTGGCACGCATCATCACGACCAAGTCGGGCAGGAAGTCCATGCGCTCGTCGAACTCCGCATGGTGCTCGTGCCGCTTGAAAAGCGACGCATCATGGTCCGGCCAAGGGTAGTGGTTGTCGCCGTCCTGCCAGGTGATCTTGTTGGGGTCGAGCCCGTAGCGCCAGCAGCACTCCACATAGGACTGCTGGCTCACCCATGCGAACGGGTTGCACGGCAGGCAATAGTCCCCTAGGCGCTGGTTGCAGAGGATTTCTACGGTCTTGATCCCGCTCACCATGTACTCGACCTGAGGCTTGAACCTGAGCCACTCCCTTACCTGCGATCTCGTGTAGATTAGGTTCTTTTGGTGCTGGCAGAACCCCTCGATGCGTATGTCGGTTTGCCCGTCCCACTGCTCAAGGTCGAACGATTGCCGGATAGGAAGATTATGCGTAACCGGAGGATGGTCCGTGCCCTCAAAGATGATGTTCCACTTCTGCGGATAGAGGCCACCCTGCACGTGTAGCTCGCAGTTGTATTTTTCGGCATAGGCTCGAGCGAAGCAGTAACCAAAGAGCTTGTTGCCTAGCCCGCCTCCAATGACGGCTTCGATCAAGGGCATGGGGTGGCTATGATTACGTCCTCAATGATCTCGGTGACGCGCCGGCCGCCGTCGCGCAGCGCAACGCAGACCTTCTCCAGCTTCGGCCAGTCGGGGAGCTTGTCGAACAGGCGGACGTCGTCCACCAAGATCACGTGGTCGGCGTCCGAGCGGTTGATCTCCTTGATCTCGAGCAGGACCGGGCAGTCCGTGTCCGTGTGCGCGTCCAGCCAGAAAAGCGTCGGGTAGTAGAAATGCTCGGTCGTCAGGAACTTGGAGGACGGCGCGACGTGGCGCTTGACGTTCATCTTGCCGTCCAAGTTTCCCGGGGCGTTCGGGTGCTCGACGATGTCCACCGTGGTAACCCGAAAGAAGTGATCCGCGGCCCACGCCGAGGTGTGCCCCTCAAGCGTGCCGGTCTCAAAGAAGTCGTGCGCGTTGTACTTGGCCTTGAGGGCCAGGACCAAGTCACGCGGGATGCCAAAGCGTACGGAGCCCATCAGGGTATGAGTTGACGGAGGTTGGGAACAATGTTGGCGCGCTTGTCGGCAACGTGCTTTAGGCCCGGTTCAAGGTTGCCCCAGTGGTTCTGCTTGTTTTCCTTGCACATACGGGTAATATTGGCGTCGTACTTGGCTCCGATGTCCTCGGCGGGGCCGATGTGATGGCAGTGGAGAAGCCAGCACGGGGGCTTCGCGTGCGGCCAACGCTGCCCGCAGTGGAACGAGCGCCCGTCGTGCAGGTAGGGGGCGCACTCGTGGGAGCCGAGGCCGTAGTGCATGTCGGACACGAGACGCGGGTTGAACAGGATGGCCTTGGAGTACCACTTGTTGTCGGGAGCACCCATCTTGATCTCGTCCCATATCTGCCCGCCGCCGGTGGGATAGGTCTCGCTGAACATCTCGAAACCGTGGGGCTTCGGGACCGCGGCCCCCATCTTCTCGTACTCGGCAAGGGTCGCCTCGGCGCCCATCGGGAAGTACAGCAATTCGTCCAAGTCGCACACGATGCACCAGTCCGCCTTTGTGCCCTTCCAGCAGGAGTTGCGGAGTTCGGCGTACTTGAGATCGTTCACCTCGGGGCAGTCCCACGGGACGACCTCGACGCCGGGTTTCAACGGGATCGGCGCACCGCCGCCCGCGTCGTGAAAGACCAGCTTGTCGGCAAAGGACAGGTAGTGCCGGATCACGTACGGGACAAGCCAGTCGTCCCCGTACCGGAGCGTGTGAACCTCGACGCTAGGCTTGGTACTCATTGGATTCGCGGATGTGGGTGATGATGGGGAGCGGGATGGCGCGGCCACGGGCTATTGCCTCCATGTGCTTGATGTCGCGCACGCCTCCTTGGTCGTCGCGGCAAGTACCCCCTGGCCTATTACGCACACGTTCATAAAGCGCCTGCGAGCCGCAGCATCTCCTCCTCGCCGTGCCATGCGCTCGCGTAGTTCTCGGCGTCAGGGCCGATCAGCTCCCGCAGCTTTGACAGGTCGTAGTCCACCTTGTTCAAGTCGCCGGCCACCTGACGGTGCTCGCGGCTGTACCCCTTGCAGAGCCCCTTGATGCCAACGAGCAGCATTTCCTTCTCGCTCGGCAGGTGAAGGTACTTGTTGCAGTAAACGTTCCAAAGCTGAACGTCGATCCACGGGCAGTTGAAGTCGGTGATGATGTTCCAGACGTGGGCGAGCAGCTTGGCGCGTATCGCCGTTTGGCAAAGCGAGGCGTGGCGCACGTTGCCGCAGTTGGACCACCAGCGATGGGAGACGTTGTAGTAGAGGGCGTTCCCCTGCCCTACCATGTCGAAGCCCTTGGCGAGCTTGTCCTCGCACCACTTGAACCAATGCGGGCTGAACCAATCGTCATCCTCTGCGAAAATGATGTAGTCGCCCTCGACCTTCCCTTCGGCAATGGCCGTCGCCAGCTTGTTCTGCATGGGCTCGGGGCCGTCCAAGATAAGCCACTGGTCGGGCGGCCTGGTCTGCCGCGCAACGTACAGGCGGCAAAGCTCCATGGCCTCGCCGCGCTCGGGGGTCGTGCAGGTGATCGCGGTCAGCTTCATCTAGTCGGTCGCCTCTTTGGCGACTTCGTCAATCGGGATGGGCGGCCACTCCTCGGGCCAGAGCTTGCCGGCCGAGTCGCGGTGCTTGAGCTTCAGTTCCGTATCGGCAAAGATGCCGATCCCCGTGTGCCGCAGGAGCCAGCAGAAGAAGTAGTCCTCGCTGTACGGCACGCGCTCGATCACCACCTCCTGAAAGTAGCCGTTATGCCGCTCGCCCGTGTTGCGGTCGGTGTAGAGGATGGCCGGAAACTTCTTCTCAATGTGGTCGTAAACCTCGATGTGCGTGAGAAGCGCCCCAATCGCCAGCTCGTACACCTGCAGGAGCCCGTTCTTCTGGAGTTCCACCTCGTGCAGGAAGTTGGCGCACCAGTGGGGATCTTTCCCCTTCACGGTGTACATCGCTCCCACGACAGGCAGCTTGTGGGACAGGAGGCGAAGAAGGCCCGCCGCGCTCTGCTCCACGTCGTCGTCATGCCAGTAAATCCACTTCAAGTTCGGGTATTCTTTGGCCTTCAGCTTGCGGGCGTTGGCGATCATCTGGCACCTGCCCCACGTGCGGCCACCCGTCACGACCGCCTGGATGAACTCGTACGGGCAGGTCTCGTCGGTCGAAAGCGCGGCAAGCTCGGCAAGGAAGGCGGCGTGCTGCTCGGCAAAGCCTGTCAGGGCCCGCATCGGCGTTGCTATTAACACGCCGATCTTGGTCTTTGTTTCAACCAAGTCGTCCGATGATGTCTTTTTCTCTAAGTCTGGTGTAAGTTCGCTCATTGTAGAGTAGGTCGTCGCCCGCTATGTCCTTGAGGCAGATTCGGTCCCCCGGCTTGAGCACGGTGCAACGCGCCCCCACGCTTGCCACCGTCGCAAACACTGAGGGACCGAAACGGGGTGTGCGCTCCGCATTGGCGGGGATGATGACGCCGTGCTCCATCGTCTCCCGGGCGGCGTCCTTTTGCACAAAGATGAATTGCCCTAGGGCTTGGGGGTGCTCGTTCATTTGCCCTCGTCCTCCCCCCACTTGGGCTGGATGGTGCGCCATTCCGCGGCCTTCGGCTCCGCTTTTGGCAGGCCGGCCACCGAAAGGTGCTTGTATGCCTCGGGATTCTGCTGCACCTGCTTCGCAAGCTCCTCGGCGGTCAGGCCGTCAGGAGTCAGCCCCTTGGTCGGGTTGATGGCCTCGGCGGCGTCAAGGTCGGTCCACTGGCCTGTGGCCTTCAGGAACAGGCGATAGGCTTTCGAGGTCCGCGCCTTTTCGCGGCGGGCCAGCACGGGCTTCACCTCCTCGTTGAAACGCCTCATGGCCGCGTTGTAGTCCACGGGCTTCGGCTGCACCTTGTTCACGATCTGGGGCGCCTGGTTCTGCCGGTAGCGGGCGTCCTCCTCCTGCTCCTGCTCGCGGAGTTCACGCCAAAGGTGTTCGTCGCTCATCTGCCTCGCACCGGACGGTTTTTGTTTGCTATCATTGATAGCCCCTTGGCCGTGGCGACCACCTCGTCATGCCGCGGGTGCGGCTTCTCCTTGGTGGGGTTCTCGGGGTCGCGGTTCCAGTAGGCGAACCAGTCGGCGTTTGTCTTGTCGTAGCGGATCGCATCCAGCGCCTTCTGCGCGGTCTCTGGGCTGTGCTTCGCCATTGTGTCGTCGGTCGTGTCGCCCTTCACTAGCCCCGCCTCCTTGCCCTGCTTGCCTAGGCGGGCCATCGCCGCCACGAAAGTCGCATTCTTCATGAGCGGGTTGTCCTTATCCACCCCAGCCCAACGCTTTGCGCCCTGCTCGGCCAGTTCAAGGTACTTCCCGTATTCCAGCCCCTCCTTGGCCGCCAGTTCCCTGACAAGCTTGTCCTGCCCCGCCCACATCTGCTCAAGGGCCTCGCTTTGGGCTTTCTGTGCCCCTAGCTGCCTCTCCGTCTCGTAGGCCACCAACTTCTGCAGGGCGGCGGGAGAAACGCCTTCCTCGTAGGCTATTTTGGCCGCATTGGCTACCGCAGCGGCGTCCCATGCCGCTTCAGGCACTTCCTTGGGGCGCTCGATCACGTAGCCCTCGGGCTTGTCGGGGGCGCCAACCGCCTTCCTGACCAGCGCCAGATGCTCGGCCCGCTGCTCGGGCGTCGCATCCTTCGGGAGCGGTTCCGCAATTCCTTTCTTCCCGAGCAAATCGTTTTTGGCCTTCCAAGCCTTAGCCAAATCGTCGAAGGTCTTGTACTTGGACAAGTCCTTGCCCACGTCACGAATGTCTTCGGGAGACTTCTCCCAGCGCGAATGGTCTAGGCTACCGTCCTCCTTCAAGAGCCCCTTGCCCCAATAGTCGCTAGTCTGAGAAGGGGCTGACCCGCCCGCCTGGGCCGTACTTCCTGAGGCGGGGGTCTCGGCCGGGGGCGGTGCGTTCGGGTCCAGGCTGGCTCCCGCTGATGCTGCTGCTGCGTCGCTCATCTTTTGAAATGGGTTCGGGTTTGGCGAACTCTTGGGTCGTCACCTTGCCGTCACTGCCTGTCTTGGTGACCTTCAAGAGCTTCCACATTTAGAACGCGCTGCCCGCCGACGCCACGCCGGGGCGCTTCGACAAGACCTTGATGGCGCCCTGCTTCTCCATCTTTTCAAGCTGGTCGTGGGCGTAGACGCTGCGGAAAGGCTCGTGCGTGACCTGCTCCATCTCGCCGTCGGGTCCGCGCCGCTCCTTGTAAATCTCGTTCTTGGTGAACGTGAGGTGCGACGCGCGACGCGCGATGATCTGGTCCTCGGCGGTGAACTTGGTCGAAAGGTACTGCCCGCCGTTCGTTCCCTCGACCGGCTGGTTGATCGTGCGGACCACCGTGTCGCGCACCCACAAATCGCGCGGATCTGCGGGCGGCTTCTCGCCCGCTTCCAAGTCCTTCAGGTACACGCCGAGGGTGTTCTCGAAACGAACCGGAGCCCACTTCAGGAGCCAATCCAAGTAGTCGGGCGTCAGGTCGCCCTGAAGCGGGTGCATCTTGGGCTCGGGCGGGGCCTTCTGCGGGATCACGTCCGGCTTCTGCCCCTCGATGAGCTGCGTCGTGATCTTGATGTTCTGCGTCGGCAGGTACGCCGTGACGCTCTTGTGGTGGATGTCGCGCAGCTCGCGGCTCACCCAGAAGATCGTGTGGTAGCCCCCGGGCGGGTCGAGGCGCGCCAAGACAGTCCTGCGCCCCTTGTTCAGCCCGTGCAACAGGACAAGCTCGTGCTTGTCCGTAATGTCCAGTTCGGTGATCTTGTCAGCCATGTTGGATTATGGTTTTCGCCTAGCCCTGTTGACTTTCAAGGGCTTGGCCTGCGGCTCGCTGCCCAGGAGGATTTGCCCCCTTGCGCGCAACCAGTAGGAACGCCGGCCCTCGTTTACAAGCAAATTGTTCTCAAGATATTCCCCGTCCTTTGACGCCTGCACGGTCAGGCGGTAGGCGCAGCAGAAGCTCTCGATGTCGCGCCACACGAGCTTCTGGTCGGCGCTGCGGGCGCCCTCGACCCCAAAGACGCGGTGATAGGCCCGCGCGAGCGCGTGGGCGGGCGTCTCCGCTGGCTGGTTGGATTCAGCCATTGGAGAGTTACTGCGCAGCGTAGCCCGTCACGGTCCAGTTGATGTTGGCCGATGCGCTAGAGGATTGGATGTTGACCGCCGTGTTGGGCGAACCGCGGAGCGGGGTCGTCAAGTTGACCGAGATTTGGCTGCTCGTGGCGGGCATGTTGACAGCGAAGATGACCGCCGCGCCGTCAAGGATCGATACGACCGCAGCCGTGGCCGCGCTGTTCGACAGGACAATATCGGTGATGTACGACCGGAGCGAACGCGGCTCCGCGCCCGTGTTTGTCACATTGGGGTTGCCGGTTGCGCCGCCGACTGCGGCGATCTGCTGCGCGGGAAAGACCTGTACTGCCGAGGCGCTCGCAAGGGGCGTGACGCCGGAAGTCGCCTGAAGTGGTGTGCGTGGTGCTACGTTTGCCATAGGATTGTTGGGTTAAGCTGCGGGGGCGGCGGCGCCCTGGTCGAGCATCCCGCCTGCCATCTCTTGGAACTTGGGGGGAGCCTTGCCGAGCGCACCCGCGCTCTTGGCGGCGATCTCGGCCTTCTTCAGCTCCAGCTCCTGTTGCTGCATCTTGACGCGCTTCGCCTGCTTTTCCAGCACGGTCTTTAGCGGCAGGAAGTCGTTTTCGGCCATGCCGTTGCCGCGCCCCACGTTCCGCGAAAGCTGGTTCCAGTTGAAGTTGTCCGCGATCTCGGGGCGCTGCTCCATCAGGGGGGCAAGCATCTGAAGCGTCTTTTCGGTGCCGACGATCTTGGCCTGCGACAAGGCCAGCGTCACGCGGCTCTTGATCGTGATCTTCGGCGCCGCAAGCTCGGGCTCGGCCTTCGGGTCTTTGCCCTGCACCATCAAGGACTGCGGCGGGTCTTTCAGCAGCCCGTTGCGGTAGGCGATCCCGATGGCACGCCGCACAAGCGGGTTAATCAGCTCGGTGCGGTACTGGTCGAAAGTCCCCGTGAACTGGTCTAACTTCTCGCCCTGAAGGAGCGCAATCGCTCCGTAGGTCGATTCGGTGATCTTCTCCTCCAGTTGCGAGAGCGCCTTGAAGATGTCCACGAAGAAGGCGCTGTTGATGGCCTTCTCCTTCCGCTCCAGCATAACGGCGATCTCCTGCGTGTCGCCCCCCGTTAGCCATTCCTTGGGCTCCACGCCTCGCGCCATGTCGTCGGCCTTCAGGATCGTGGCCGCACCAGAGGCCATCTCGACGTTGCCGTCAACCGAGTCCGGCACAAACACGCGCGGGTAGGCCTTCAGCTCGACAAGCGCGTCGTTGTACTGCGTCACGTAGTTGATCTGTCTCGCCTCTGCCAGCACCTCGAAACCCGGCGAGCACCCCCACACGTAGTTCTCGCTGCCCCACCTGGACCAGCGCACGCAGAAGTAGGGCATCTCCTCATAGCCGCCCTCGCTGACGATCTTCTTCTCGTCCTCGGCCAAGTAGTAGCTCTTGAACGCCATTCCCTCGTCGCCAACGGCGCCCTTCACCCTGTCGGCGTTCGGGAACACGCAATGAATGAACTTATACTCCTCGTCGAACTTCCCGGCCTTGAGAGCCTTCGCCATCTTCGGCGTCAGGTCAAAGCCCCGCTGGTCGGCCTGCCTCACCGTGAGCTTAAACCAGCGAAACACCGTATCGACGATCTTCTCCTCATTCTCAGCGATGCAATACGTCCCGACCTTGAACTGCTCGAAATTGTAGGTCGTTTCCTTGCCCTCCTCCATGAACATCAGCGCCGTGCCAAACGTGCAGGCGCTCCGGTTGTAGGGCTGAATGACCGAGTAGAAGTTTGACTCGCTGAACCAGTTGAGGATCTGGCTTGCCGTGTCGGCGGTCCAACGCGTGGCGTCGTCCTGGCCCTGATCGTCCACGGGGTCGCTCGGCGGCTTCGAGATGCGGTTGATCCTCGGGTTCTGCGACGGCGCGCTCGACGCCTGCTTCGTCAGGTTGTAGGGCGGCGACAGGTCAAGCCAAGGCTCGGTCGAAGGCGTCACCCAATTCCTGACGCCAACCGAGCAGGTCTGACCCGCCCTGACCGGCGCCGTGTCGTAGATTCGATTAAACCAGTTTTCCGTGCTCTCCGTTTTCTCGGTGTTGATGTCCGAAACGTCGGGCCAGAAGTATTGGCTTATCTGCTGCCACTGCGGGTCCATGACGGACGACCGCTTGGCGCGCAGGCCATCGGCCCTCTTAAAGAGCCGCATCCCTAGGCTGTCGGCCTCAGCCACGTCGCCCTCCCGTGTATCCCACCATGATCTTGCGCGTCGCCGCCTCCGCCTCGTGCGCCCTCACGCGCACCACGAACAGCTCGAGCAAATCCTCGTGCCCATGCACCATGTGCGCCGCCCCGTGCCGCACGAGCTTTGCGTTGGCGCGGTCAAGATCCTGCTTCATCTTCTCAAGCGTCTGCAGCTCGAAGGCGTCCATCGGGCGCTTCATCTCGCGCTTGAAATACTCGTGCCAGCTATCCGGCACGATCTTCTCGAAGCCGTGCGCCTCGGGTGAATTGAGGAGGCCGTCGATCATTTCGCTGGCGGCGTCATCGGGCCGTTGCCCCCAGGCGACATGGGGCCGCTTCCGGCCGGCGGCACGTATCCGCCTCCCGCGCCCGTTATCGTGGAGTTGATCGACTTGCGCCGAAGCTGCTGCCGGAACGTCGCCTGCTCGACCGCCAAGCTCGCCGCGTTGTTGGGGCTAGCCGGGGCCGTAGGCGGCGGGACCGTGGGGCTCTCGGGCGCGCCTCCGCCCCCCTGCTGCTGCTGCTCAATCTGTCTGCGCCATTTCATGCTCATGTCGGGTATATCGCCTTACAACTGAAAGAGGGATTCTGTGCAAGGTTTTATCGAAGCGATAGTACGCGATCCATTCCAGCGGGTAGGGCAGGATGTCCCACGCCTTGCTCATGTCGCCCGCGAAAGCCTCGATGAACCATGTGCAGTAGTTGCTCTGGCGGCCCATCACAAAGAAGTCCGGCGTCGAGAACACGAAGCCATGTGCCAGGTTGAAGTCGAGCGCCTTGCCAAGCGACGTGTCGCCCTTCTCGGCGTACTTCGCAACGATGCGCTCCCACGGGCTCATCGGACGCTCACCGGCCTCCTCCGCGCCGCCTGCTGGTAGTGGTTTGGCTCGCGGCTCACCTTGATCGAGTCGCGGTGCGTGCTGCGCTCATACGCGCTCATGCCGCCGTCGATAAGACCGTTCTTTTGCGCCTCCACGAACGTCCTAAAGGCATCTGCGCCATGCGAATACTGGTTGTGCACCGGGATTTCGGTAATCATGCCGGTCTGCGCCTCGACCTTCTTCGTGTAAAAGTCCAGGCAGTCGATACCGCTTGGCATCTCGTTTTCGCCTAGCGTCCACCCTTGGCTGCACCCCTCGGCGTCAATCCACACCCGCGACAGCATGGCGCGCACGTCGTTGATGGAATCCCAGAGCTTCGGCGTACGGATAACCGTACGCACCCTGCCGCGCAGCCCCGCGGCCTCTAGGTCGTCTTTGGCGCTTACCCCATGCCTATCCTGCCGCGTCCCGTCATGCGGCAGATAAACCGTATGCACGCGCACGCCAAGCTCCTCCTCAAAGGCGAATATCTGATTAGCGTAGTGCGCCGGAAGCTGCCCGCTCCTCGCGTAGTAGCGATGCGCCAGTATATCGCGGCCATCGAGCTGCATGACCCACATGCTCCAATCGTCGCCCTGCATCGAGTGGCCGATGTCGAAGAACACGTAGGCAGGCGCGTCGGGCACGGTGCGGAGCTTTTTGATTCGCCCCTCCTTGCGCATCTGGTCCATCTGCGTCCCGTAGATCGCGTTGGCAATGGCGGCGTTTGGGTTGCACTCTAGCTGCATCTCGTAGGCCGCCTCGCCCATCACGGTTCGTAGCCGCCCAAGCTCCTGCGTCGGGATGATGCCGCTCTCGCTCGCCCGCAGGCAAAGCGTGAAGAATCCCGGGCGCCCCACGCTGTTCTCGTACCGCTTCCAAAGGTTGTAGCGCCCCTTGAGCATCCCGGCGTAGACGCTCCAGCCCATGCGATCCGACAGCGCCGGCGCCACCTCGCTAATCACCGCTTGCGGGATCTCGTCCACCTCGTCATAGACCACGCCGTCAAGATAGAGACCAACGCCGCGGCTGTTGGCCGCCCCGTAAAGTGTAATCTTAGGACCGCCATCCCACAGCTCAATAGACAGATCGCCCTCACGCACGATTCGCCCGGGTATGGGCTTTGTGTAATACTTGAGGTAAGGCCACGCAATGTCCTTTGCACGCTTCCAAGTCGGGTAGAAAAACGCATATTGGGGGGCAGGTTGTTTTCGGGTGTTGGCGAGGGCGCGGAGGATGAGCTCGATGACAAGCGCGACAGTCTTGCCCGCGCGCCGATGGCACACAAGCACCGCGTCTCGCTCTGTCCGCTGGTGGAACGGGATAAAGGCCGACCGCGCCGTGTACGGGATCACCGCGTCAGGCATCGGTCTTTATCGGGGGCAGGGGGCTTTCTAGCTTGATAGTAACAACGGGGTCGCCATCGCCCGCGCTATTGGCGTGCTGCAGGCGGTCGCCGTACTTTTTCGGAGCTAGCTTGCTCGCGTACCATTGACGCGCCCAAATGCGAAGCCTCGCAGACTGTACGTTCTCCTCAGTGGCCTCGTCGGCAATATCAATGGTCTCGGCGGTTAGCGCGTCCTGGCCTGCTTCCCTCGCGCGCGAGATAGTTGCGGAAAAAGTAGCGTCAGCAGCCATTTTCTTCCAAAACTGCTTTTCAAAGGTAGCGCCGTAACTCTGTGTAACTTTGCGTGTTGTCTCTCCTGCAGACAAGCGATTGCAAATGTCTGCTAGCACGTCTGGATCATTTACGTCTGCAGCGTTCGCCATGATTTACCTTGACAGGGGCAAAACGCCAACCCCTTAAGTATCCCCGTTGCTCAGAACGGTTGCGTCTGGACGTTGATGTTGGCGGTCGTGTTCGAGATCACCCAAATGTCGAACCCTGCGGGTGAATACTGCGACCATTGGGCCGGCGTGAGCGTATAGACGTAGGGATTGGGCTGCGCCGGGACTGCGAAGGTGTAAGTCGAGGTTGTCAGCGTCGAGGCCGTGCCGGTGGGCACGAGCTGCACGTAAACCGTGCCTGCGCCCACGCCGTTGTTGAGGACCGTGATCTGGCGGGTGCCGTTGCGGGCATACTGGCCTTGGCCGACGTTGGCGCTACCGGCGATCTGGAGGCCGAGGAGCTGCTTCGTGGACGTTACGGCGACTTGCGGGTAGAGTGCCATGGCTAGGGCTTGTTGGTGACGCGGGCGTGGGATTCGCTGTTCACGCGGCCCGTGGCGTCGGGGCGTCCGGGGCGCTTGCCGTTCGGCCAGGTGCGGGCGTCGAACTGCTCCGAGCCGACGGCGTCGCCGTGCGGGATGGAGCCGGGTTTGAGGGAGGCGCTGCGCTGGACGACGGTGCCCCAATACTCGGAATCGACGCGCGGGCCCTTGCCGGCGATGTTTTTGGTGCGGTGCTCGGTGCGGCTGTTGGCGGCGCCAGGGTTGAAGGTCGTGGTGCCGTACTGCTCGCCCATCGGGCGGTGGTAGTCGGAGGGATTCAGGACTTCGCCGCTTAGGTGGGCGTCGCCTGCGCCGTGGACCGAGCGCCCCTTGTGGCAGTAATCATCCTGCATGAAGCTGTCCTCGCCCCATTTCTTGTTAGCAGCTTGTGGCATGGTGGCTTCCAAATCGGACGGAGTTGGGCGCAGGTCAAGCATTAAACCCGGCCGCTTGCTTGCGGAAGCGCCGAATTGAACGGTAAACGGCACGGGAAGCTGCTTGTGCGTTCTGATAAACCATTTACCAAAAGCGATGCAAGCTCATTCTGGCGTTGAAGGTTGGCAAAAGAATGCCCTATTCTTTGCGCGTCGGCTGATTCGCCGGCCTAAAACTGATTCAACACATTTCCCGCAAGGGGACGCCCCCGTGAGTACCCATGCCCGCATAGCGGGATGAATCCTTGGCGAAAGCGGGGGCGATACCTTCCGACAGTGAAAGCACCCGCATTTCAATTCTATCCCGCCGACTTTATGATGGGCACCCTGGGCATGTCAGCCGAGGCGGTCGGCGCCTACATTCGGCTTCTTTGCTACCAATGGGACAATGGCGCGGTGCCTGACAGCGACGACTTTATCAAGCGATGCGGTGGCATTGCCAACCCTCATGCGGTGGCAGAGGTTCGGCTAAAGTTTGGCAAGACGTCCGATGGACTGAAAAACGCCCGACTTGAGGAAGTGAGGGCAAAACAGGAGGATTATCGCCAAAAACAGGCAATAAACGGAAAAAAGAGATGGGTTGGCAATGCCAAGCCTCTGCCAAGCCATATGCCAAACGCATGCTCTCCGTCTCCATCTCCTACTCCATCTTCATCTCCTGACTCCAATACTTTGGCAGCGGCCAAGCCGCCGCGGGCCAGAAACGAGATTTGCGATGCGCTGGCTAGGGCATGCAACATCGACCCAATGCAGATGACGCCTAGGAGCGCACAGTCTTGCGCGGTGGCCGCTGCTCAGATCAAGAAGGTAGCACCGACCGTGGATCAGGCCGAGTTTGAACGTAGGGCAGCGAACTACCGCCAGCATTTCAGCGGTGCAGCACTCACCCCGCGAGCTTTGTGCGACCATTGGGCGGCTTGCGACGTAGGCCCACCCCGGCAGTCAACGACAGTCAAATGGCAGCGCCCTGAAGTCACAGACGAGGAACACGCCAAAGGCTTTTAACCATGAATGAAGAACCCGAAGTCCCGTTTGAGATGCTGCAACCGTACGATCCGCAAGTTGAGCTTGGAGGCCGAAAGCGCGACGAGCCCGTAAGCATAGGCGATGCGCTGGGCTGGATTTTTCCCCGAGGCGTTGACGACTATACCACGGCGAAACACCCCTTTGACGGGTGCTGCAAGTTCTGCAACCTGCCGCTGGAGTTGCCCCCCTGGACCCAGATCAAGGGCGCCGTGGGCTGGTATCCGGTCAACTCGTGCCCGACCTGCTACGAGGCCGCAAAGGGTGATGGCGAGCTTAGGAAGCGCCAGCGCGAGCAATGGGAGCGCATCTGTCCCCCCGACTTCCGCGCTGATTGGGACGACAGGAAAGGCAATGCGCCTCTCCTGCGCCAGATGCTCAAGTTTGACCCGAAGCTCGGCAAGGGGCTGCTCATCCACGGATCGACAGGCAAGTGCAAGACGCGGGCCGCGTGGCGGCTCACCCGGGATCTCATGGAGCGCGGGCACCCTGTCACCTTTGTCGAGTCCATCGACTTGCCCGACGAGAACGTCAAGGACATGATGCACGCGCCAATCCTTGTCATTGACGACCTCGGAAACGACCGGATGCAGGCCAATCGAGAGGCCTTGGTGCTCAAGATTCTTAGGCACCGCTGCAACTGGCGCCGGCCGACGATTATCACGACTCAATACACGGGCATTACGCTTGCGGAGCGGTTCAACGACGAGAACACGGCGAAAGCAGTCGTGAGGCGGCTACGCGAGTTCTGCGACGACGTGGCGGCTTGACATTTCCAGCTATCTGCGCAACACGTCGCGTTACTACCATGCCAGCTATCACATTACGCGAACACCTTAAACGAGCACGGGCCAACGTGGACCCCGAAAACTGCAAGCGGACGAGTGAGCAATGCGCTAAGGCAGCAAAAATAAGATGGGCTAAATTCCATGCGGCAAAGCGACTTGCACAACCTAACAAAGTTACTCCTTGAATAGCGCGACGTGTCGCGTAGAGTGCCCTCGTCAAAGGTTGGAAGCGGTCCCAAAGCAAGACGCATAGGGCTAAGTCGGATTCGTCCGAGCCGCAGCCAACCCGAGACATCCAACCATGACAAACGCCACAAAGCACACGCCGGGGCCGTGGGAATCCTACCCGCATTCCACCGAACCTGTTACGACCATCATCGGCAACCGAACGGACGGAATCGCCAAAGTTCTAGCATCAGGAAACCGCGAATTGGACACGGCCAACGCCCGCCTGATCGCCGCCGCTCCGGAGCTGTTGGCGGCCGCCAAGAACGCGGTCTATTGGGCGCTCAAGCAGCACGCAATAGACGTTGAGGAAGGTAAGTGCACGCTCAACCCTAAGCCCGGCTGGATTCTTTCTTTGCAGGCCGAAATCGCCAAAGCGGAGGGCCGGGCATGAGCACCCCCACCTTCCAAGACCAGAACGGGTACGACTGGACGCTGACCGAGCTGGTCAAACACGCGGTCATGGACCGCTCGCTTCCGCTGGACGCGCGCTGGGCGATCTACTACGAGGTTGACCTGGCGCTTGAGTCGGCGTGCAGGCAGTTGGAGGCCGACCAAAAGGCCGCAGAACAGCTTGAGGTTGAGGAAAAGCGCGACCCGCGGGACAGCGCCGAGGCTATGGCCGAAGGATGGAACTAACATGACCACCGACGCGCTAATCTTACCGCCCGACGTAATGGCGTGCGACCGCGAGCAGAAAATCATCACCGTTTGTGCTTGGTGCGAAAAGGACAGGCCGGCGAACACCGAATGGGCCCGCGCTCACGGTTATGAGATTTCGCACGGCATGTGCCCGAGTTGCTACGCGCTTAACCTAGCGGGTGACCCATGAGCGACATTCAACTGCTCGGCGTGCTGGTTCTGGCCCTTTGCGCGGTCGCTGGCTGCGGCTGGCTATACGACAGGCGGCAGCGCAGGAAGGCGCAGGAGGCGCGAGACCTGGCGGCTGTCGAGGCCATCCTTGAGAGCTGGGCGCGCATCGAGCGCCGCAAGCACGGACGCGACGGGCGCTACCGCAGGGTTTACGGCGTTATCACTTTCCCCCATGAGTAAAATACCACCAGACACGACAGTTGCGGAACTCTCTGAGTTCCTTGAGGCGAAAGCCAAAACTTTCAACCTGCCCGGTCTTGAGCTGTCCTTTGCAATCAGATCGGCAGGAGGTTTTTATACCTCCGCATTTCTCGCCGGAATATTAGAGGTTGGCGACACGTTTGAAGAAGCTGTTGAGCGCCTCGGCAATGCAAAGCAACGCCGCATCAAATCCCTTAACGATGAGCTTAATAACCTGGAGGCCCTATGAGCGAAACACAAACGCTAGACCTGATCTCGGACGACCCGCGCAAGGAAGTCACCTCTCAGCCGCCCGCCATCATCAACATACTGGAGGCCGCCGTAAAGGGCGGCATCACGGCTGATAACGTAGTCGTCGCCAAGGAGCTGATCCAGCTCATCCGCGAGCAAAGGGCCGAGGAGGCCAAAGCCGCCTTCGCCAAGGCCCTGTTCCAGCTTCGCAAGCACATGCCCGAAATCTACATCGACAAGGAGGCCAAGGCGCGCGACGGCAGCGTTGCCTACCGCTACTGCTCCGAGGAGGAGATTTCAAAGAAGCTGGAGCCGCACCTGATGGCCTACGGGTTTACGACACTCTTTGGGCAGCGCGAGGGCGAGGGGCGCGTCACGGTGGAGTTGACTTTGCTTCACGAGGCGGGCCACCAGGAGGTCCGCGAGTTCACGGTTCGCGCCGGGGCCACAAACGCCATGAAGGACGCAACAGCGGCGGACGCGGGCGCGGCAACGACGGCGTGGCGGCATCTCATGATGAAGATGTTTGGCCTTAAGTCGCGCTTCTCGGCGGTGGACTCGAACGACGCCCGCATTGAGGGCGAGTTCATCAGTTTTGAGCAGGCGGAGACCCTGCGCGAGCTGGTCAAGGAGACCAACAGCGACGAGGTGGCCTTCCTGCGGTTCGCCGGGGCGACCAAGTACGAGGAAATCGGCAGCGCCCGCTACCAGCAGCTTTTCGGAATCCTCAACAAGAAGGTGCGCCGATGAAAACCCTCCACATGCCCCAAGGCTCCGTCGAGTGGCATCAGGCACGGCTAGGCGTGATTACGGCGAGCGAGGCTGACGCACTGGTGTCGCCCACCGGCAAGGTAAGGACGGGCGAGGGCGTAAAGACGTACCTTTACCGCAAGCTCGCCGAGAAGGCGGTCGGCTACTGCCCCGAGATGCTGGAGAGCTTTGCCGTCGATCAGGGCAAGCTCTTGGAAAGCGACGCGCTGCCGTGGTTCGAGTTTGAGACGGGCAAAAAGGTGCAGCGAGTCGGGTTCGTGACTACAGATGACGGGCTGTGCGGTTGCTCACCCGATGGGATGCTAGAGGACGCATCGGGGCTGGAAATCAAGGCTCCGCAACCGCCGAACCATATCCGCTACCTCCTAGAAGGCGTCGTACCCGACCAATACGTGATCCAGTGCCAGTTCTCACTATGGGTAACGCAGGCGCCCTACTGGACCTTTGTCAGCTACTCCAGGCGCCTGCCAGCCCTGGTGGTCCGCGTTGAGCGCGACGAAAAGATACAGGCCGCAATCACCGAGGCCGTCGCGCAATTCAGCGCGACGTTTGCAACGCAGCTACAAAAACTGACATGAGCGCCCCCATTAGCCACCTGTCCAAAATCAGCGCGTGCAGCGAAGCCGTCGCTTGGGTCAAGTCAACGAAGTGTCGGTCCCTAGAATCCGCGTGGAAGAAGTACGAGCGCGGGGACTGGAT